TAGCTGGATGAATGCTATTTTTAACCAGGCTAATCTTGATGTCTATCAGCAGGGTGGGATAGAAAAGGTAAGATACCTTGCAACATTAGATGCAGTTACCTGCCCGGTTTGTTCAGCTGACCACAATAAAGTAATGACAATTGATGAAATTATACTTTTGCCAAGGCATCCTTTTTGCAGATGTGCTTATAGTCCTTATATCAATACTGAACTTACTGGCCCGGCCACTGGTTATGATGAATGGTTATTAGATGGCCGTAGAAGTCCAGAACAACTGCAGGCGGTTTTGAATAGAACTAAGAGATTTATGAGAGCTGGTAGGATTAAGAAGAAGGAAGGGCAGCAGCTATTAGGAATTATTGGTGCTGCTATGAAGAATGCAGGTTAAAATATGACTAAAATTATAGAAGAATGCGAAATTTGTAATTATAGGCCAGATAAAAAGGATATTGAAAGATGCCCTAATTGTGGAGGCAAAATAATTATCAAAGTTGAGGAGGGATTAGATGAAGGTGAGCAAAGAGGAATTATTAAAATTAATGCAATCGAACTGGGAGAAAAATAAAGGTGTTAAACTTGATCTTGATATAAAAGATTATCCAGCTTTTGAAACTATAGTAGTCCCTTATGTTAATATTCCTAAGAAAAAGAAGTATATTGCTAAAACTTATGATGATAACTTAAATCATAAACATTCTGACGGAGTTAGAATTATAGGGATACAACTTTAGGAGTGGTTAAATGGAATATATTTGGGAAATATTATTAGCTTTAGCTGTAGTTAATTTAATGATTCGCTTAACCATATAAACAAGTAGAGGAGGCAGATTAAATGCCAAAATATCGCAAGAAACCAGTTATTATAGAAGCTATGGAATATTATTGCCTAGAAAGTTATCTTGATATTTGTAATTGGATTGACGAAACTGACAACACTCTGTCAGCCGATGAAGTTGTTGAATTAAGAGGCAATACAATGATTATTAATACTTTAGAAGGGGCAATGACTGCTAAAGAAGGAGATTACATTATAAAAGGTGTCAATGATGAATTTTATCCTTGTAAACCAGATATATTCCATAAAACTTACGAAAAAGTAGAGGAGGTAGACTAAATGCCAGATAAGAAAACTATTATATTAGATTTTGATGGTGTTATTCACAGTTATAAATCAGGCTGGCAGGGTGCTGATGTTATACCGGACCCGCCAGTTGAGAATGTAAATAGTGCAATACAATTACTTAGAAAAGACTTTGAAGTTGTTGTTCATTCTTCTCGCTGCCACCAGGAAGGTGGACTCGAAGCAATTGAGGATTGGTTAATCGAACATGAGATTGAGGTTGATGATGTAGTTAGGGAAAAGGTTCCTGCTGTAGCAATAGTGGATGACAGAGGGATTAACTTTGGTGGCCAGTGGAATGAGAAAGCAGTAAATGAAATCAAAAACTTTAAACCATGGACTGAAAACTAACACCTGAAAGGGTGTTTTTCTAATTCCGGCGATTTAGAAGGAACGGGCTATTTTAGACGGGCTGACTAATGAAGACGGGATAATGTATATAAAATACTAAAATTAACCGGCGATACTGAGAGAACTCTTAATCATTAAGTGGTCTCAATACTGTAGAAGACGGTAGAGGAGTGAATATTAATTATGTGGATTAACGGAAGATTTGTACCTATGTTTATGCTGGATGCTGATGGTGGAGCTAACCCTCAGGGAGGATCTGCTGGAGGAGATGAAGGTGGAGACGATTCCAACCCTGAAGGAGACGAGGGTGGAGATGAAGGCTCAACCGGTGATGATGAAAAATTAACTGAAGCTGAAAAATTGCAGGCAAAACTGGATAAGATAAAAGAGGAAAATAAAAAAGAGCTTGACCGCTATCGTAATGATATTGGTAACTTAAAAAAGAAAATGAAAGAGATGGAGCAGGAAACAATGTCAGAAGAAGAAAAACTGGAAGCAAAGCAGCAGGAGCTCCAGGATAAAGAGAATGAGCTCAGAAAGAAAGAACTTAGAGCCCATAAGGCAGAGAAAGTTGCTGAATCAGAATTAAATAAAGAGCTTGCTGAGTTTATTGATGTTGATCAAATGCACCAGGTAAACCCAGAACTTGCTGAAGCTGATGTTGAAGAAAGAATAGAAAGCATGAAGGCTGCTCAGGATGCTATCAAAGATGCTGTTATCAAAGAGCTGCAGAATGGCGGTTCTGTTCTTGATGGAATTAATGGGGGCAGCAAAAAGAAAGGCAAAGGTGGCTTTGGTAAGAAGTTAGCTCAAAGCGGGACTGAAACTGACGCTGAAGCTGAAAAAGCCCAAAGTCATTACTTTGGAGATAATTAATATTATTAAATAATTAAGGATGGTGAAAATTAATGAGATATACTCAGGTTGATTATTCGAACAGAGAAGAAGTTTTAAAGTTTCCTGATCATTATGTTGCTTTAGCCGTAACTGTTGATGATACAAATGTTGCTGCTAACTCAGAAGGTAAAAAAATATTACCTGCAGGGAGTCCTGTTGGAGGTGTTGGTGGAGCAGCACTTGAAGATGAAAGCTTAAAGGTAGAGAAAAAGAACACACAGGGAGCTGCAACTGGAACTACTGGTGCAGGTGTTGATGTAGAAGGCATTCTGTTAAATGATGTTGATGTAACTCATGGCCCGGCCGGTGGAGCTATGCTTGTTCATGGTTTTGTTGATCCAAGCAAACTGCCAGAAGCACTTGTTGATGATGTAAAAAGTAATTTAACTGATTTAATCAGTTTAATAGAATAAATAAAATTAACTAAAACGGAAGGGTGAAAACTATGCCAAGCATTTATGATTTTGCAAATGCAGAAGAAATAGCTAGTTATTATAAAGAGAAACAATCGAACTCAATCCCTTATCTGGGAAGAGCATTATTTCCCAGACAGAAACAGTTGGGATTGGATTTAAAATGGATTAAAGGAGCTGGAGGTCTTCCTGTAGCGTTAACACCTTCAAACTTTGACGCTAAACCAACTCTTAGAGATAGAATCGGTTTTAGTGAAATCGAAACTGAAATGCCATTCTTCAGAGAGTCAATGAGAATTGGCGAGAAAGACAGACAGGATATTAACAACTTGATGGCTGCTAGAAACAGCGAATTAATTCAGCCAATGCTTAGAAACATCTTTGATGATGCAGCTGGGCTGGTTAATGGTGCTGAAGTGCAGGCGGAGAGAATGAGAATGCAGTTAATTTCAACTTTTGGAATCAGCATTGAGGCTAATAGAAAGGCTTATGTTTATGATTATGATCCTAATGATGACTTATCAAATCATAAGGAAACATTAACTGGCACCGATATGTGGTCTGATATTGCCAATTCTAATCCTGTTGAAGACATTCAGTCTGCTCAGGATACTATTGAAGAAGAGACTGGAGAAAGACCTACCAGAGCGGTTTGTACTCGTAAAACATGGAATTATTTAATTCAGAACGAAAGCATCAGAGGGGATATTATTGCTAATGGTTATGCCAGCGGCGGTACTTTGATTATGACTGACGAGATTATGAGAAATTATCTCTCTAATAAGCTCGGCTTGACTGTTACAGTTTATAATAAAAAGTATTCTAAAACAGTTAAAAATCAGTCTGGGAACTTATTCTTCCCTGATGATGTATTTTCATTATTACCTACAGGAACTCTGGGTAATACTTATTACGGTACAACTCCGGAAGAGTCTGACCTTATGACTGGTAACAGTAATGCAGATGTTCAAATTGTTGATACTGGTATTGCAGTTACCACAGAGCTGGAAACAACTCCTGTAAATGTCAAAACAACTGTTTCAGGAATTGTGCTGCCAAGTTTTGAAAGAATAGATCAGGTCTATGTGCTTAATGTGCATACTGCCTAATCAAATTAAATATAATTAATCAATAGGGCCTAGAAATGGGCCCTATTCAAGAAAAGGGGTGCGATTAATGAGTAAAAAAGTAAAAGTTAAACTATCTGGAAAAGTTAAATATAACGGCAATCGACATAGAGCTGGTTCTGAAATAGAGGTTGATGAGAAAGATGTTTCTTTCTTCAAAGATAATGATCTAGTTTCAAAAGTTATAGGAGAGATTGAAGAAAAAGAACCCAAACCACCTGCTGAAAATGAAGATGATTCCAGCAAAAAAGAAAATGATCAGCCAACTGATGAAGAGTTAGAGGAAATGAATTCTGATGAATTATATGAAGTAGCCCAGGACATAAAATTAGAAGGCAGAAGCGGCCTGAGAAATGATAAGGATAAGCTGTTAGCTGCAGTCAAAGAGGCTCTTGCTGAAAAAGATGGTGAATAATGATGGTTGAGTATGCCACTTTAAATGAGGTTAAAGATTATTTAGAAATACCTCAAGAAATAGATAATTATAACAGTAAATTAGAAATGCTTTTAGCTGCAGGTAACTCTAAATGTGAAAAGATAACCGGTGAATCAACTACAGATCCAGTGTTAAAAGTCAGTGTCTGCAAATATGTTGACTTCAACTTTTCTAGAAAGACCGGAGCTGAATCAGAGTCTGATGATGATTCGAGCGTTAAGTATAATGTCAAAAATCAGTTCGGACAGTTTTCTGATGTACCGGCAGAAGTCATGGATATGTGGGAAGACTATGTAGATGAAGAAGATGAAGAAGGCTCAGGCTCAACTATTTCTGTAGATATGATATGAGGTGGATTAAATGGATTACACACATGTAAAAGTTACCAGACAGGTTAATAATGACAGTGATAGTTCTGGATCTGATTATAACTTTGATGATGGAACCGGTACTGATCCAACCTTTGAAACTATCATTGAAAATTATCCCTGCAAAATAGTTGAGAATGCAGCATCTTATAATACATCTGAACAGGGTGAGTCTTATACCGGCAGTGCTCATTTAACCGGAATGCTGACAAATAAGCTAAAAGAAGGCGATATTATAGACGGCCAGTATAAAATTGTTGGTCCGATAAGAAAGCCTTTTAACAGGAAAATCAAATGCAGCTTAGTTAGATTAAGTTAGGTGATATTATGGCACAAAATGCCTGGATAGAAGTGGATTTCAAAGGACTAGACGATACGATTCATCAGTTACAGAAGATTAAAAGTGATGTTGAGACAGAATTAGAAGTGATTATGCTGCAGGCTGCTTTCATTTTAGAGGCTGAGGTTAAAAAGCAAATAACAAATATGGGACTTGTTGACACTGGGACTCTCAGAGCCAGTGTTTTTTCATTTGTTCGCAATAAATTTGGCTTTGTAGATGGCGTTGTTGCTACTCCAATGGATTATGCGGTAAAAAGAATGCCGTCTTTTGTAGTAATATAAAAGTAATAAACCGGGCAAATTCGGTGAAATCTAAATATTATTGTAACTAACATGTTTTATATACCTTCCGAATGTGGTATAATGTAAATAAAGGAGTGTATATCACATGGGAAAAAGAGAAGATTTAAGCGGTAGAATGTTTGGAAGATTGAAAGCGATTGAAATTGATTGGGAAAGAACTAAAAGGCGGACTTACTGGCTATGCAGATGCGAATGCGGAAATAAAAAAAGTGTAAGATCTGATTGTTTAAAAAGAGGTCAAGTTAAATCCTGTGGATGCTTAAAAGATGAGCAAGATGAAAAAAATTTAGGTAGAGAAACCCATGGGATGACAGGTACTAGATTATATGGAATTTGGCTAGGCATGAAAGCTAGATGCTATAACCCCAAAAAGAAAAGATATGATAATTATGGTGGGCGAGGTATTGAAGTTTGTGATGAATGGCAAAATGATTTTGAAGCTTTTATGTTATGGGCAAAAGATAATGGATACAAAAATAACTTAACCATTGATAGAATAAATAATGATGGTAACTATTCCCCTGAAAATTGTAGATGGTCGACAAATAAAAAACAAGCCAATAACAGAAGCAGTAATATAAATATAGAATATCGAGGTAAGGAATATACATTATTACAAATTGCCGAGAAGTTGAACCTTAATTCTAAAATGTTATATGAAAGATATAGAAAAGGCGATAGAGGCAAAAGATTGTTAAGAGCTCCTGGAGAAGATATTGCAATTGCCAGAGGGGAAAAAAATAACAAAGCTAAAATAACAAAAGAAATAGCCAAAGAAATTAAAAACCGCTTAAAAAATGGAGAAAAACCAATCAAAATCGCTAGAAACATGGATATATCTAAACATATAGTTTACTCAATAAATCAAGGAAGAACATGGACTTGGGTTTAAACAATAATATAAGACAATACCGAGATAACCTTTGTTTTAAAAAGATAAAGGAATTGTAACGCATAGAGGTTGAAACTTAATTCAAGAATATAAAACCTCCAAGAGTGTCCGGCAACCAGTAATGTGGTTGTCTTTTTTATTGGTTGAAAATATATGCTGAACTTGTTGGAAACTTCAAGAACTAAAAGATAAAAAACTTTTAGGATAACAAAATTGATTCGTTGAATATGGAACCGGGCAGCGAGGAGCTAAATCAGGCCATCCTAATAAACCTGCATGGTATAAATATGGTGATTCCCCTGGTATTCAGGCTTATAAGTTTATGCATACAGCCTGGGAAAATGCCAAATATAAAATAATCGCTTATGTACAAAGAGAAGTCAGGAAGTTGGTGAGTTTTGATGTTGGATTTACTACAGGCTTTAGAATCTAAACTGCTAAACAATATTACTGCTTTGGATAAAATAAGGCCAATGACTAAGTTTAATCAGTTGAAACCGGATGAAGCTGGCCCGGGCTTTGATAAATATGCTATCTGTCACGAGATTGTTACTGATCATAAGTATAAAAACAGAAAAGGGATTTATGAAACACCTTTTTTTCTTAACAGTTATTCTAATGTCAGTAATGGTGATGTAGCAATTGTATGGTTCGTTTCTGAAGTCAAAAAAGTTTTAGATGAGGCTGATTTATCAAATGCTGATATCAAAACTTATTCAGTTGAATATGATGAGTCTTCACCACAACCTGAGTTCAATGAAGTTTTACAGGCGTGGCAGTCAGTCATAAAGGTTACAATAAGGTGGCGTGAATTATGAGTATAATGAGTCAAACTTTAGAAGCTGTTAAAACTATTTTAGCTGCTAATACAACCATTAATTATGATTTCACTGGTTATTTTGATGATTTTGTAGCTGAAGATTATCCGGCTATTTGCGCTGAGCCAGATACAGGACAGTCATTGCTCGGTAAAGGGCTTAATTTTAACTATGATGATGGTGGCAGAGTAAAAGTATATTATGTTGAAGAAGCACCAGAAAGCAGAGATATGACAGCTTTTGTCGGTAAAGTAGACGGTTTAGTTGAGATTATTAAGCAGCACCCTAGATTAGATGGAACTTTAAATCAGGGTGTTAATATTACAGTTAAATATATGAGACGTGGCCCCTCTGATAATATCGAGTTCATTGCAATGATATTAATTGAGGGCAGAAATTATTATGACAACTTATAGAAGGAGTGAGATAAATGGGAGCAAC